AAAGTTTTTATATCATCTATTGTTCTTATTCCCGTATGATAATCATCTCGCATAGGATTGCTTTTTTGTATTATATCCAACTGCTTTTGCTTTAAATTGTCTGTTCCCACTGTAGAAGTATTATTTTTGGATTTAGGTAATTTACTTACTTGTTCTGCTTGTGTAGGTAACTTATTATTCGCTTGTGTTTGTGCTTTTGCTTCTTGTGCGGACTTGGTTATCGTATCTATCCACTCATCCGAAGTGAACTTAACAAAGCCTTTGCCTTGTCTATTTAGGTTGTTAGCTTGATTCGGATGTGTCTCTTGCCAACTTCTGTACGCATACCTCTCTATTTCTTCAGGACTTAGATCATATATCTGCTGACCTATCGTATTAGCAACTTTTAGCCATTGTTCCTTTGTTCTTCTACCACTTCTATTAGCAGGTACAGAATCTTTAGCTGTATTGAGTGCTGTTTTATCTAACTCTGTTTTGTCGTTTAGATACTTCTTATACGTTACTTTTTTGTCCTCAGTATTATTAACTTGCTCAAGATGATTATTTTGTAGATTATTAATCGTGTCATTAAAAAAGTTTATTGCATCCGGATTCAAATTGCTTGAATTCTCTTCCAAAATTTGCAATAAACCTTGTTTTTCGTCAGCAGCTAAGTGAGTATTATTATTTATAGTGTTTTCTATCTGCTGTCTTGCTGTATTTTGCTCTGTAACGTTCATATTTGCGTTTTGAGGGGCTTTAATTATGCCAGGTATTAAGTCCTTGCTTGTATTGTTTTGAATTGTTTCTGTGCTACTTTGTGCGTTAATTTTTGAAATATCATTCCTTAAATTGTTAATAAGTGAATTATTTACTCTTGAAGTTGTTAACGCAGTAACCCCTCCAAACATACCTGCAACTTTACTACCTTCTTTAGCAGATTCTGTTACTCTCTTTTTCTCCTCGTCAGTTAAATTGAATGCTTGTTTAACAGTATTACCTATTAAATTTAATTTACCTGTATTAGCATTTCCATTTTTTAATCTGTTTTCGTTTGCAATAGATACAAGCTCTTGAGAAGCTTCTTCTGCTCCTTCTTGTAATATGTTTGCACCATATTTAACTACTCCATATTTACCTAACTCTTTTAAGAGTTTTTTCCCTGCATTTTCAGCAGTTTCCTTTGCACCTTCTTTAGCTAGTAGTTTCAGGCCACTTTTGCCAATTAAATCTACTAATTTTCCTAAACCTAGTGTAGCGACATCTATTCCAGCGTCTGCCATCTCTATCATTGAAGATATAACCGCTTCATCTTTAGCAGCTTTAGTTGCCGTTTCTTCATCTACTCCTAAATCTATTAAATTTTTGAAAGCAGCACCTTGCATATTATCGTATGAATATTTACCTACTCCCGCAACATATCCAGCTTTTCCACCTTTAGTTGCTCCCCATACAAATGCTCCTGGTACTGTTGCTAATTCTTCTGGTACTGCTACTTGCGGGCCTAATTGTCCTAAAGCAAAGGCTGTTCCTGCTGCAGCTCCTCCAGCAGCAAGTCCTCCAACGGCGGCTCCTTTTAGACCTGCACCGGTTTGGTTGGTTAGTTGAGGCAAATAATTTGCTGCAGACTTACTAACAAATCCATTTGATTTTAATGCTTTGCTATTATCCTCTGAAAACTTATTTATCTGATTACTCAAGGCCTCAGCATATTCTCTATTAGCCTGAGTTTTATTATTCAGATAATTACTCCATGCTTTATTAGCTTCTTCATTTAATTTACCTACTGAATAATTAGCTCCAAACTTACCAAAAAACGATGTATCATATTTTGCATTGTCATAATTATATTTTAATTGCTCTTTTTTTATGTTTGTTTCGATATCTGCTAATTTGTTCTGTAAATTCACATCGTCTTTCGATGCTTTTAATTGCTTTTTCACATTATCTCTTTCTTGATTTAAGCGTTCTAACTCATTAGCATATCCAAAGTTTGCCTTATTTAATTTTTCATTTCTCTCTAAAGTTGCTGCATCCATTTGTGCATTAGTAGGTAATAAAGTAGGAGTTGTTTTTGGCAAAGTACCACTTTGTACTTGATTCACAAAATCTTTTACACTAGTTGCTTTATATGGATTATCACTTGATGTAGGTGTTTTCGTCTTTGGCTGATTTTTCACACTATTGTATATATTTGCATATTTAGTAAGCATAGTAGGAAGATTTACTGTTGGAGTAGTAGGCTTCTCTGTTATACCTGTTGCTAATCTTTGTGCTAATGTTTGTCTTAATGCTGGCACGTTTTTATTAACATTTACACTCGGCGTAGATGGTGTATCTTCCACCCACAACTGATCCATCTTATCAGCTATTGTTTCTTTTTGAGATTGAACCGGGGTTATTGTTTTTGTTGTTGTAGGTATATTACTCTGTGTAGCAATTGCATTGCGTTTTTCTATAAACCTATTTGCTTTATCTTCAAATTCTTTTAACTCATCTACTTTACTTTTTGTAGCAGTTGCCTTATTAGACATCGTTGAAGAATTTCTTTTTTCTACAAATTTATTGGCTTTTGCCTCAAATTCTTCTATTGTCAATTATATCACCTCATTCCATGTACTTCATTAAACCAAAGTTTTGTATTATATCCATCTTTTCTTGTGTTGATATATTTTGCGATAATACATATGCAATTACATCAGGTTCTGAATATTTATTTCTCGTTATGTCTCCATCAAATATTTTTTCTGTTTCGGAGAGCATTTTTTGTACATTATTTACGATTGTATTCAAAGTAGAAGTACTCGTTCCTTTTGTGCCACCACTACTACCTCCACCACTACTTGTTTTATTTCTGTTACTAATAATAGAGCTTGTGTTTCTATAAGAATTAGTTTGAGTTCCAACTGGTAAGCCTAAAATAGGTGCAATATCTTCAGTCACTATTCCTATATCTTGGAATAATTTATATGCTCTATCATATTGATTTTTTTCTAATTCTTTTATTGCTGTTTTATCATTATCTTCTAATTCTTTGATTTTTTGTTGTCTTGCTATTTTCAAATATGGTATTAATTCATCATTTGGATTAAGTGCTTCTCTTCTCTGTATTTCTGCTGTATAATCTGAGTAATATTGATTTACTGTAGCTATTTCCTGTTCCAACTTTTTTTCCGCTTCTTTTTTTGCATTTTCTTCATCTAATCTATATTGATCTAGTAAATCATTGTATTTCTTCAGCTCTATATCTGCATTAGAACGAGCTATATTATAGTTGTAATCTGATACAGCTTGCTGAGCATCTCTATCCAATTTACCTAATGCTTGTGCTTCTTCTGCATTTAATTTACTTTGATTATTCATGCCTGCAATTTTCAAAGCTAATTCTCCTTGTGCAGTAGAACCACTAAATGTTTGTCCTCGATTTGCTACATTTTCAAAATAATTTTTTTCTTTGATTTGATTATCTGTTGCTGCTAAACGTCTTGCATTATCATAATCTGCTTTAGTATTTGCTCTTGCTTCTTCAAGTTGAGCTAATACCTTATTATATGCTCTTTCATAATCAACATTTGCTGCGGCTTTTTTCAGTTCTGCTACTCTATTTATATAGTCTGATGTGCCACCATTTCCACCAGCTCCTCCACTAGAACCAGCGACTCCATATTTAGCTCTATAAGAATCCATAGATAACCCCGCATCAGGATCAACTGAGCCACCATTACTCATTCCACTAGAAGGATTGCTTGAACTAGAGCCAGTTCCATTGTTATTAGCAACAGCAGTACCAACTTTACCTATTGGAACTCCTCCAGCATAAACTGTATTTCCTTGATTATAAATAGTTTCATCTGTTTTTTTACTCATCTGTCTCACCTCCAGGATGAGCCATCTCATATAATTCATCTCTTAATTGTTTTTTTCTATCAAATTTTTGTTTAAGTGCAGGATAAACTTCTGAGGCTTGTATAATGTTTTTAGCAATTAATAAATCATATAAATCTTCTACTGCCCTATCCGTAATAGTTATATTGAGAAGTTCGTCTAATTTCTCTATAAATTCTGGAGTAAATATTCTCATTTTAATCATCTCCTCTTTTAATTATTAGCCCCTATAGCTATAAAATATTTCCCCTCTGCAGTATTCCATTTCTTTTTATCTCCACTGTTATATTCATGTTCTGCGGAATATATATGTGTTCTGAATCCATTTGATACGACTCTAAAAACTTCTATAGTACTTGAAGAAGTAGCTGATGAACTAGTTCCTTTTCCAATGCATGGAGAATCTGTGAAAGCTATACCCCCAAAATTGTTAAAAGTTTCAACAACATAAGAAGAATATTCATAATATTTAGTTTCATCTACTGATAGATGCCAATAGTAAGTATCACGGTTATAAGATGAGCCACTATCTATAGTTACTGGTCTTATATCAAAAATTATCAAAGCAACTGGAGTAAAACCTATATTATATGTATTATAATAATCAACTGTAACATCTCCACCCGTTTGACCTTCACTTCTAGTAGGTGTGTAATCAGATAGCTTTCCCATTTTTACTTGAGTGCTTCTTTGTAGCAAATTATTTATTGCAGAAGATAATTTGTCTGAGGTTACTGCACCATTTTGTATTTTAGCTGTAGAAATACTACCATCTGGTGGTACAGTTCCTGTACCTGCTGCTATAATTGCGTTTAAAACATCTCCAAGATTATTGCCTAAATCAGTATTACACCCTATATTATTTGCAGCTGAAAAATCTTCAAGAGCATCCATAAGCCCATTAAGTGAATCTCTAACTTTTTTAGCACCTTCATCGAACTTAGCTTTCATTTCTGATTCTGTACAGCCATAATTATTAGCTGATGAACCGCCTAAACCAGAAATAATATTTAAATTTTGAGTATCTCTTGTAAAACTCATTTATATCATCTCCTATTATTTTATTTCTCCGCCCATTGTAGCTTTTATATCAATGCTCAAAACAGTGGCTCTTTCTATTTTCTTATCACTTCTTAAAATCAATTTAAAAAATGCAAACTTTTTCGCCTTTAACTTCAGTCTAAATGGCTTAACATTTAAGTCATATAAAAAAGACATATGAGCAAAATCCATATGAGCAAAATCCATAATATTTCTTTCAATTGTTCCTATATCCACAAGACCTGTGCGATCTGTTTGATATTTTAAATCTAAATATGTTTTTGTTTCTGGCTTAACGTTTACCCATATCCTACGAATATTTTTCTTTAACCAATCCGCATTGAACCCATAAAAGCCTAATTCATACAATGCATCTATCTTTAAAAAGCCTCTATCTTGCCTTTCCTCCTTATCAAACTTATACCATATGCCACTTGAAGCAGCAGCGAACCACAAATTGTTATCAATAATAATAAAATTATCAGCAGTCACATTTGTTCTTACATACCAAACATCATTCCTGTAATTATAAATCCAACATTTAGCAGCAGAAGGAATGCAAATCCAAAACTCCCCTCTTGCTTCCCAATCAATTGTTTTTGCTGTAGTCATATCTAATTTGTCGAAATCACTTTGGACTCGTTTTGATATGTTTTTAGCATTTCTTTCATCCCTTACATTACTTGATAACCACTCATATATTCCATCTGAGCATATCGTAACTGGGTTGTTTAGTAAAACTACTGTTTGACCAGGAGCAATATTTCCTTTTTCACTATTAAGCGGATATACTGGGAAACTTGTATTTAATACACCTAACTCATCGTAGGAGCTTTCTATCGTTCCGTAGTATGTGCTTTTTTCTGTATGTATTATACGTCTGTCATACTGCCTTTCCATACCTGTTATTCCAAACTGCTTATCTCCTATATCATTATAATTATTCGCTGGGAAATACTCTGCCGTAGGTATTTGGGCAATACCGCTATAATACTCCCTATTATGATTATCAGGATTTCCATATAAAAATACTCTCGTATCTGATTCTCCACCGTATATAAACGAATGTTTACTTTTAACTATATAGTTTCTATTTTCTGTAGCAGTTTTATTCCAATATATATCCACTACTGAGTTGGCAGCTAAAGGATCTCCATTAGCATTTCTTCCTATAGTTATCAAAATTTGCCCTGTCTCTAGATTTTTACTAAAGAAATATACACTAGTAGCTGAAGTTATATCTGTACCATTTAAATAAATAGCATAAATAGATGCAAGTGATTGTTCAGGCAACACAAATGTTTTGCTAGTTCCATCTGCAATAAATGTCATGTGCTTTTTGCCAGTAAGTAAATTAATTTGCTCATATGGAGTACCACCACCAGCTGGTGGTGCATTTATAGCAACTAACGGCACATATCCATCTACATTTTGAAAAGTTGTTCCATCATAACTTTTATAATTTGCACCATATAAGATATATACTTTTCCATAAAAATAGAAAAACTCTGTAGCTACATCACTTATAGTCGCTATCAAGCTTGGATTATTTGTAAAATCATATTTATATAATTTACCGCCTCTATTATAAAGCAATAGTTTACTACCATTAAGATTACCACACCAACTTCCACGTACTCTTCCCGTACCAACATCTGTTAATGCACTTATATACCCTTCCATTTTTTCAAGTTCATATCCTTCAGTAATACGGAAATTTTGACATTCGGTTGCCTCGCCAAGCTTTAATTCAACTTCTCCAATTGTTGATTTATTCAAACCTAAAAACTTATTTATTTTAGTAGGAGTTATAGGTTTTAATGTAATATTTTGATACTCTATCATATCCTATACCTCCTTAACATATTTTGAAGGCCCGTTACGTTTTTTAATTCCATCTAACGCATCGTTAAGTAATATTAACTGGCTTTGTGCTTTTATTCTATCTTCATTTTCGCCTTCAATATTCAAATAATCATATGCTGCATAAAAGCACAAAATATTATCATCAACGTCATTAGGGAACTGTGGCGAATCTGATAAATTTTGAAGTCTTGTTGGCAAATAATAATAATAAACTATTACGTTTTTAGCATCAGTCTCACATTTAATATTTGAATTATTAATTTCTAAATATTTAATTTTGTCTCCAGCTTCTGATTCAATCCTCAAAAGCTCACAAAATTCTTTTTCTAAAAGTGAAATATCTAAAATCCCATTATTTAATTCCACTGATTCTTTCCATAAAAAAAGTCGCTTATCTTTAGCAACTTTCCTATAAAAATAATTTATACTACTTAAAAATTTATCTATTAACTCTTTAGTATCATCATCCATTGTTCCATCAAAGTTTATTGTAATATCTTCGTCAACCCGTTTTGCTATTTCATAATATAACTCTTTTAGTGTCATTTTATAATCACACTCCTAAAAACTCTTTTCTTAATGGTTTATATAAATCTCTTGCCATGCAAGAAATAATATTGTTTTCTTTTTCTTCATTTTCTTTTCTTATTTTTTCGTTATTCTTATCTATCTCATCTAAAATAGAGCCATTGATATTAATCCATATCGTTTTTCTCATATTATCAAAAAAATCTCTATTCAAATCTTTTGGTGCAATACTACCAAAGTAATTATTATATTGAGTAATAACATACTTGTTAATATCTGCATCATAATACACATCAAATCTTCTATCTATTGCTTTTACAATTTTTCTAATAGAACTGCATGAGCCATAATCTTTGAAGATTCCAAAATCTCTTGTTTCCATATAAACACCTCATAAATATAAAAAAAGGGTAGCTTATTACGAAAATAAGCCCCCTCTTTTTATTCTTTTAATATGCCTTAATATCACGCTTCGGTAATATCTGCTAATAATGTATGTGCATTTCTTGCACGACATCCCAAATTCATGTATCTGTATAAAGTTGCAGCATAATTATCTTTGCCGTTTCCTCTATGTAATATAGCCCCATCTTCTGACATCCAATCGAAGCCAGGATTTCCTAATGTTAGAATTTCTAACATTTTTTCATCAAGGAAATACATTCTATTAGCTTGACAGTCTTTTTCTGCAAATATTGGCATATCATCGTATGCTAATGCTTTTACTCCACCATCTAAATCCATAACATTTACGAACTGGAATGATGCTTTAAGTAAAGCTTCATAAGCACGTCTTACGCCATAAGAAGCATATATAGCAGAAACTCGTCCACTTCCTGCTACTTCAACAGCATCTGCTGCTTGTCTCATAAGTGCAAGTGTTATACTCCTATTGGTTCCACTATTTCCTAATACATTACCTTTCCACCATGGGTTAGTTGCAACTGCAAGTCCTTGTAATGAACCAGAAGCTGGGTCTGTTGCAGCAACAATACCACTTAATCCCATAACTTCAATATTTCTGCTACCATGTCTGTATACATGAGAGTTTGCAGCAACAGCAGCAGCTGTTCCATTATGAGTAAAAGTAGTGGAAGTAACAGCAGTAATTTTAGCATTTGTTACAGAAGCAGTTCCTGATGTATCAATTATATCAATAGCCATTCCTACTCTTAAGTACTTTGTGCTATCAACAGTAATTGTTGTAGAAGTACTAGCATTAGTAGTTGCTGCTGCTAACCTACCAGAACCATCGCCAAACAATTGCCTATTTATATCGTTCTTCAAATCTTGTGCTACACCTTTCATTTCAGATTCAACAGCCTTTACAAAAGCTCCCTTATCATTTTTAGAAGCTTGAATAGATTGTCCTGTTAAATTGATTACACCATATAGGTATCTCATAGGAACTATAGCATCTGCATAAGCTTGATTACCTGCTGTTGGGAGGTCTGCACCTTCTGCTATTGCTCCTACTCCTTCATTTCTACCATAATGCAAAGGTAGTGTAAAATTCTTACCTACTACAGTAGAATTTCCGCTGTTTTCTAATCTTTTAAATAATTTAAGATCTTGATTTAATTGTTCATTTAATGGACCAATATATTGAGTTTTTAAAATTGCGTCCAAAGTTGTTAATGTCGTTGACATTTATTATTCCCCCTTTTTTAAACTTTAAATTCTTTTTGATTGTTTAAAAATGCAAAGCTCTGCTTTCTAGCATCTTCCCATGTCTTTGGTGTAGATGATGTAGTAACTGCTGCACTACTGCCAGCACCTTCAACTGGGTTATATTCCATTTTGCCTTCTAAATAATCTTTTATAGCTTGTTTTTTAATATTTTCTTGCTCGGATTTTAGTTTTTTATTTTCATACCTTGCATAAGCATCTACTAATTTAGTTCCTTTTGATGCTATTTCTAACACCTCTTGTGGTATCTGCTCTGGTTTAATGTCAGGATATTCATTACTAAAATCTTCCCAATCTTTTTTAGTGCTTTCTTTCTTTTCGATTTCTTTTTTGTATGCAGTTAAATCTTCTAGCTGATGTTTCATTTCTAAAAACTCTTTGGCGATTTCTGGAGTTACCATTTTTTCTTCGCTATACTTATCAATTTCCTCTTGATTAATCGCATCATCTACACTTTTCATAAAATCTTCCATCGTCATATTCTGACGTTTAGCTAGTTTTTCTATAAAATCTCCTGCACCTTTTTCTCTTGCTAATCGTTTACTTATGGCATTATCTAGTTCTGCCTGTGTAAATGTTCTTTCCTTCTTAGCAGATTTCTCATTTGTTGCATCTGTAGTTTCTGTTTCAACCGAAGTTACGTCCTCCGTATTTTCCGTTTGTTCTTTATCAACAGATTCTACATTTTCAGTTTCTTCTACTGTTGTTTCTTCAGAAGCTCCTGATACCTCCACTGATTCTTCAGCAAAAAACTGTAATTTAATTCTTAAAATTCTCATAAAAATTCCTCCTCATCTTTAAAGTGGTGGTCCACTATTGATTCCACATTTTTTAATAAAAATGAGTAAAAAAATAACAGCAATTAAATACTGTTTGTATTATCTAATGGAACATCGCTAATTGCATTTTCCATTGGATTAACTGTTGGATTATTTACTGAGTCCCCCGCTGAACTACCTATTGGAACTCCTTCTGGATTACCATGTACCAACCAATTGACATGTTCTTTAATATGTTCTTCTATGTATTTTTTAATGTTGTCAGGCAATTGCTGATACTCTTTCAATTTTCTAAACTTATTATGCTCAATAATATGTAATTCATGGTTATAATAATCAAAAGTTGGAGTATTTGTAATGTCTCCTTTTCGCCATTTATATTGCTCTAGATTTGCCATATTGGCATCTAATGCATTTTCATTATATAAATAATCTGTAGTGCCTAAATCTAACATTTTAAGAATTAATTCTCTATCTCTTTCAACATTCAATACTCCTGCATTTATAAGTCCAAAAATTCTTTCTTCTTTGGCAGTTCTTGATTCTTGCAACATACTACCTTCTTGTACTCTTACATCATACGAGGTCAAATCACTACCTTGAAATTCAAAAGTCTCTATTTCATGGTTTTCTCCAACCACTTTAATGGTTCGTTGTTCTGTATATTTATATTTAACCATCTTCAACAAATACTTTTCGTATTCCCTTTTGCAGTCAAGCCAATTTTTAACAGTAGGTCCTAATTTGGTATCATCTTGTTCTTCTAAATATTGAATAGCTATACCAGACTTAACTTTACTGTTATTAGTATTCCCATGACTTATATCATTTTGCCCACTAATGAAATAAAACTCTTCTATCAAGCTATCTATATCTCTTACAACATCACTAGAAATTGAAGTTGTTGGCACCTGGTCAGGTTTATTGAAACCTTTGCGATATTCTATAATTTCATCGGGATCGTTAGTTATTTCTCCACTTGCTAAAGAACCTTCTTCTATAAGCCATCTTGAACCAGCCATTTTATTTTTATTGTTAATCAACTGACTTCTAGCTATATTGTATTCTTTTTGGATTTCTCTTAAATCATCCACACAGCTTCTTCCTTCTACTAAGCCAGGTAGGTCTATAAATGTAAAAGGGAAAAATGGCAATTGACGCTCACTATCATCGGCTTCTCCAAAACCTATATCTTCTGACTTAAACAATATAGTTCCATCAACATATGTTACCCTTCTACCTTTAGGATATTTTGCAGATGGTTTTTCCCAATACTCTTTAACTCTTACCATGTCATGTAAACGATTTTCTCCAAAGCTTATATCTTTACCTAAATTTTGAAGCCTTACTTCATATACGTTTTTTGTACTTAAGTCTGCATCAGCAGATATATCTTTAGCTGTTTCAGGATATTTAGATTTAACATAATCAACTGTTCTAAGTTTTTCGTGTTGAATCCATCTTACGTCTTTCCAGTTTTTTGCCGTTTTATCGTATTTGATTTCAAACCTGTTGGCAACGTCTATATCACAATCTCCTTGCCTTATTTTTGTATTTTTAATATATTCGCCCTTTCCTGTATTCCAAAAAGCTTTTATCCATACTATTGATGTTGTAATTCCCCATAAAATAGTTTCACGATCTATTGATTGTAATTTTAAGGAATCTTCCAAATATTCAAGAATTTTATCCGCTGTTTTTGCTGCTTTCGCATCACTTTCTTCATCACTTGCTGGAATAACATTCATAATTGGTTTATTTTTTGTCATTTTCCCTAAATTGGCTCTTACAACAGGAGCAATTCTATTAACTGTTAATCTAATTTTATTTGAATCCTTTGGAGCCTCTATTATCATATTAGTATCTTTATCAGCCACAAGCCATTGTCTACCCGCATAATAAGCTATATTCAGAAAATTATTTTGGTGGATTCCCATGTCCTGCGTATCGTCATATACAATCTTTTGTATCTCAGTCAATAAATTTATATCCTCGCTTCTTTTTACAATATCCTCAAAGTTGTTTTTATCTTTCAAAATATTCACCTACTTTTCAACAGAAAGTATTAAACTAATAATATCTTTTTTAGTCATTTCTTCTGTAGTTTCTATTTGTCTTTCTTTAGCTATCTCTAGTAATTCAGCTTTTTTAAGTTTTGCAAATTCTGTTTCTCCTGAAAAGATGCCTGATGCTGTTAGTGATTCTTCACTTTTATCAATTTCATTTTCAGGGTTATTTTCTTCTCCTGTGCCAGTTTCCTCTGTGTTTGTCTCAGTTCCTTCTTCATTGTTGACTGCCTCTGTATTTGCTTCTTCATTGTTTCCTTCTGTGTTAGCTTCCCCTTCGTTTGTACCAGTTTCCTCTGTGTTTGTCTCTTCACAAATAATTTTATGTTTATTTACAATATCAATTTTATCTAGTACTTCAAAAGCTAAAAACTCTTTACCACTTCTTTTTTTGGCTTGCTCTACTGCCTCTTCTCCACTTTCCGCTACCTCAAAATAATACTCTCTTCCTAAACCTACTCTAAACAATGTTTTCATAGTAAATCGCCCTCCTTAAATTTAATTTCATTTTCTTCTTTTTTTGGTTTGCTTTTTGGTTTATCCTCGAACTTCTTAAAGTCTATAAAATTACCAGCCTGTATTCTGTCTAGAAGCTTTTGACGTTCGATATAAAAAAAATAGCTTTGAATAGCTATTACCAAAATCAATAATATTTGTACTATCATAAATATTGTTCCCTCCTTTTTGCTGTTTTGATTATTTGATTTATATGTTTTTGTGTTGCACTTTCTTCTTCCAACATTGTATCTTTGGCTTTAGTTGTAAAATTAACACAAAAATATCTTAAAGCATCTGTTATATGTGTTATATCATGTGGTTCTGTAGAAACATCACATGGATCTTTATCATCTCTTTGCAATTGAGGCAAACATTTTATTAAGTTTTTGCAATTGCTAAATATTTTAAGTGAACTTGTTTTCTTTAATTCTCCTGTTTCTATATCTTTTGTATTTATTACTTTGAGCCACTCTTTGACGTTCATCCAACCATCTACACGTTCAACACTTGTTTCTGTCATCGGCATCCTATTTTCAGCAAATATATCTGCTGTACTCTTGCCTGTATCTGATTTCCTATTCCACAAATCACGAGGTGCATACAAGCAAGTATACTTATCTCCGTTATTTATTTCTTTAATCTTCTCACAGGCATTTGACACGATTAAATTCGGCTCTTGAAACTCTTTGTACACAAAAGCATTACCTTCTGTATCTCTTGCTATCCATAATACAGCACACATATCAAGCCCATAATCCATTGCAATATATCTTTTCCAATGTTCAGGAATAACAAATGGTGTAATTACATGAATATTCGCATCGAATTCATCAAAGTATTGACCTTCGAATATATCCCAATTACCATAAAGGAATGCTTGCTTTTCTGCTTCAGGTAGATTCTCTAATCTTCTGACGTATCTGGGATCGTTTTTAACCAATATTGTATTATCATATACAGTTGCAGGAATAAAAGCAATTTTGCCACCTGTTATATCATCTATAATTTCTTTCCTGCCATACTCTGTTGGAATAATGTATCTTTCTTTAACCCATGTATGACCTATTCCTCCTGGATTACAAGTAGCACGAAACTTTGGTGTGAATCCTTTAGCACTTCTTAGACATGATAACAATATTTGTATACTTCGTTCTTCGTACTTGGTTAACTCGTCTACTCCTATCCAGTCCATGCTACGCCCTTGATAACGCTCGGCATCAGCATAATTACTTATATACCTAAATTTTATTGTTGTACCATTACGTAGTGTAGCAATATGTTTACCATCGTTATAATCAGATAACTCCCTTGGTACTTTTTCTTTCCACTCTTTAATTAAATTAGCTTCCAAATCATCGAACGTTTCTCTGAATAAATACATATCTGCTTTAGGATTTTCTAACCCATACGCTAGTGCTTCCATAACTAACGCACACGATTTTCCACCACCTTTAGCTCCTCCATATACAACTTCTTCAGCACCGCACCCATGAAATATAGCCTGTTTTTCATTTGGCTCATAATTAACCACTATGTCCATCGTCTACTCCTTGAGGTGGTCGTGGAATATTGAAAAATACTTTTACCTCGCCTGTATTTTTCTGCTCTACTTTATCTGTGAATAATGCGTGTCTCTTGCCTAATAATTCAGCAGCTTTGTTTCTGTCCTTCAGCGATGCATCCAACCCGAACTGATCTTTGGCTTGTCCTCTTAATACCGCTGTAAGATACTCCAGCACTTCATCGGCACTAGCAATTCTTGCCTTATCAACAGGTTCCATTCTTGCTTTTATGTATTTGTCTAGTTTTGTCAAGTTTTCGCTACCAATTTTGTTTAAGTTGTCTCCTCTATAACCTGCCATTCTAGCAGCTTCGGATGCGTTGCCTGTTTCGATGTAATAATCAATAAATCTCTTTTGTTTTTCCGTCAGTTTATCCACTTGTACCACCTACATTCTTGTACATATCAGCAAGATATTTTAATACTCCTATTTTTGAATATCCCTCATAAACTGTTACATTTTTTATTTTCTTTTCTACCTTTTGAGGAGTAACTATACTGTATTTCGTTGCCATTTTATTATTTTTTTCAGAATAAAATTGTTTGGTATTGATACTCATTTTGATGTCTTTTTGCAGCAAAGCCAACTGCAATTTTCTTATCAATGCGCTTATATTACTCATATACGACTCCTTTACTTATACAAAAAGAGAGATAGACATAACCATCTCTCTTTTTGTGTGTATTTATCTATAAGGTATATAAGGAGGATCTTCCTTCTTACTTACGATAATAATATACTGTAAAATTACTGACATTTTACTGACATCTTTTCAAAAGCCTTTTTGCGTAACCTCCATATTGATCTGGAATCATAACTCATTAATTGGGCTATTTTCCAATCCCTTAAACCGTCCTTGTACATATATTGTAAAATCATTTGCTCATTATCTGTTAGCTTTGATTCTTGTATCCATAGTTCATATATTGTTATTTTTTTATTATATTCTTCTAGTTTTTCTCTTATGTATTTTGCGTTGTCTGCATACTGGCCCTTTATTTTCTCATATTCTTCATATATCTTACTTACTGGATCAGTAACATTGTTACTATGTGGCATGTCCGATATTTTCTGTGAAGTTAGCGTTAAAGATTCCAAAATTTCTTCTAGTTCTTCATTTTTATCTTGTAATTCCTTTGTTATTACAGGTAATTTCCGATACTTTATAGAAAAATAATCAATCAGCATCGCTTTTATTTCTTTATCAGTTAAAATATCCTTATCCTTCGTATGTACCTCTTTTATTTTCTTTTCTACCTCAGTTTTTTCCCAAAAAGATGGGTCAAGAAATGGTGCCCACATACTCATACTACTCACTCTCCTTTTTAGGCGTACTCACATATCCTCCAAAAGCATTACAACGAATTGAACAGCACTTCCGAAACAAAATCCAAAAACATATAACCATTCTGGCGGTATGTAACGGCTGAGAAATTGCCCCAACACAATCAGACCTAATTGAAACAGTGCACTCATTTTAACCACCCCAGTTCTTTACATTTTTGGTGTATTGCTTGTACTTCTCTTGTGTTCAAAATTGGGTTTCTTACTCTTTCATAGCGTTTTCCATATGGTGTTGTACCTCTTTCATATCCTCCAATTTGAACAAGTTTGTCTCTCGTCATAAACATAATAAACATTGAGTAATAAGTCCCATCAATTACTTTTTCATCAAGATATTGAATATATGGCTCATCTTGTGTAACCCACTCATCTTCTTTTGTTTTTTGAGTATTATGTTCATGCTTTTTGTAGCCAATTTTTTCAAGCATTTCATCTCCCGTCATATCAGGGCGTTCATTCCTATATGCGGTTGCCAAATCTACTTGCCCAATAAAATCGCATCCCTCTTTATTGTGTGGGTAATCAGAATATAGTGCAATTTGGTCATAATATTCGTCAACTATTTTAGGAAATAAAACATATCCAATCTCATCATCATCAACTACTGCAAATCTAATTACTACTTCTTTTTCTTTGTCACATTTATTTAATTTTTCTATCAATTCTTTTACTTTCATGTTGTTCATCTCCCTTTATAATTTCGTCCAACTGCCTATGTAAATCATCTATTTTGCTATTCATCCAGCCAAACCTTTCATTTATCAGGATCTCATAATCTTTGCCAAATGTTATAGTCTTAGGTTTTGTCTCTTCATCATTCAAGTTATAAGAATGTTGTTCTTTTTTTACATAAGTCAATGTGAAATTTTTTATTACCTTAAAATCAATTGAATTGATAAAATTTATAAATTCTTCTTTATTCATTTGGAATTACCTCTCTTTCTATTTTTTACCCTTTCAGGCATATCATAAGCATTATGGCATTTCTGACACAATGCCCTTAAATTGTTATAATCGCAATTTTCAGGAGTATGATCTAAATGCGCTATTGTTAATACTACTTTGCTTCCATTTTCTCGTATAGTGTAGTTTTCTATGCCGCAGAACTCACACTTATTGTCAGCTCTTTTTAATATATCTTGTCTTATCTCTTTCCAATTAGACGGGTATCTGCTTTTGTCTTTTATTGGCATGATGTCCTCCTATACTAAAAACGTCTTAAATTCCTCGTAATTCATTTTACAGATTTTTTGTATCCACTCTATACCTTCCTCAAAATTGGTTAATGCAATATTTTTTATCAACATTTCGCTTTCCCATGTGCCATTTTCTAGTCTATTAAGATTTACAACTAAACCCATTTCATCAACACAAATTGCGTATATTTCTTCCTCTATGCCTTCTTTTTTAATTTCATTCTCTCTGAATATTATTGCTAACTCTAAATCACGTATCATTGTTATTCCTCCATAATCCATTTGCCGTATCTTCTTGCTATCTCATGCTCTATAATACAACCTCTGGAATTTTCCCAGCCTTTCATGAAATATACGCCATCTGCACTGTCTAAAAACTCAATAGCCTTAGCTAAATACGCTATTGGCGATTTCCTGCAGTCAAAATCTTTTATAACAGTATCAATTACTTCATACCCCTGAGCTTCTAACTCCTGGACTAGATATTTCCTTTCGTCCTCAATTTGCTTTTCTGTTTTGCCTCTCATAGGCTGACTTATCATTACTTTTTTCATGTTTATCCCCTCCTATAGATTTACAACCTCAAAATTTTCTCCAAGCACTTCATTTACAAAATCACATGAATTTCTCGCATTTGCTCTTCTTCTGTATTTCAGCAATTCTAAATTAGCATTTGCCTCTTGCAATGGGAAACTCTGCCTATAA